TAATTGGAAAGACATTATTCCCTGCCCTCAATGTAAGAACTAATACAAACACTCAAGTTCCCTGGCCCAGGGTTACGGGCTTCCTTTCTGAGAACCCTGCGGGTGCAAGCCCGCAGGGTTTTTTGTCAAGCCGCAGGGCGGCAGAGCCGCAGAGATTTCTTGAAGAATAGTTGTTGACTGGTTGTTGGATACCTGGTATTGATAGGGTGTTCTTAATCATTAGAAAGGAAAACAGAACAATGAAACTAGGTTGGATCACATACAAAAACTTCAAGGTTGATCTCAATGACATTCCAGTGCGAACTGTTGAAGCAATCATTAAAGATTTACCTGAAAACTCCGAAGGTCGCGGTAAACTGCAAGCGTTATTGAAAGATGCATACCGCGACCTTGAAAGACAACTGCAATACGAGATCGAGAACTAAAAGATCAGGGCCCTTCGGGGCCCTTTTCATTGGCCCCTGGCCCGCGCTGCGCCAGGGCCCGCCCGCCCCTGGTACATATAAAAGAAAAGACAGGGCCGCAGGGCCGCAGGGCCGCAGAGTTTACATATCTTTTCACTTGTCGATAGGTTGTTGCTCTGCTATTCTTAACCCGTTAACCATTACACAAAGGAAACCAAACCATGAAATCCGGAATCATCTACAATGGGCCAAGCCTCTTGGATGGCAAACCAATCGTCGTCATCGCGACCTTCTCAAATCGTAACACAAAAACGGGCGCGGTGGTGCAGACCTATATCTTGCGCTCAGATATCAACCCGCTGGAAGCAAGCAAAACGGGCGAAGACTATTCTATTTGCGGCGACTGTACCATGCGCGGCGAAGTCACTACCGACCCCGCCCGCAAGCAAGCCAAGGGGCGGCGCTGTTATGTCAACCTAGGCCAAGGCGTCTTGATAGTTTACAAATCATTCTTGCGCGGCGTGTATCAACCCGCGGATCCGGCCACCATAGGGCGCGGGCGCTTTGTCCGAGTCGGCACATACGGCGACCCCGCAGCGGTGCCCGCCCACGTTTGGGAAGAATTACTTTCAGAGGCGGACACGTTCACAGCATATTCACATCAAAGCGGATGGCGTCCCGATATCGCGATGCAAAGCGCGGACGACTACCACAGCGCCGTGTTGCATTGGAAGGCAGGGCGGCGCACGTTCCGAGTGATCGCAGAACTAGGCCACTTGGACCGCAACAACGAAGCCCTTTGCCCTGCATCAAAAGAGGCAGGGCGGCGCGTACAATGCACAGCCTGTAAACTTTGCAAGGGATCGAGCAAAGGCAAATCAATCGCAATCGTGGAGCACTAAATATGAGCACTTACAACAAAGAATCCGTAGAAAAGGCCATCAAGTCATCGGCCAAACCCATAAGCAAAAAAGAAGGGAAGTTAATCCACAAACTTTTGAAGGGTCACAGCTAAAGGGAAGGGGCTTCGGCCCCTTTTTCCTTTGCCTTGGCAAAGATAATAGAATAGAATCAAGGCGCAGGGCCGCAGGGCCGCAGGGCCGCAGAGTATATAAGCTCCAAGCGGGGCCGCAGGGCACAGAACAAAGACGCAGGGTCCGCGAACCTTGATCCTTGGGCCGCAGAGATGCCGCCACTAGCAAGCAAGGCCCCCTGATCCCCCTCAAACAAAAGTATATCACGGTGAAGGGCCCTCTTTACCAAGAAGAAATTTGCCCCACCTCTCGCCCAATATGCAGCATTCCACGCGATCTGGTGAGGCGAGATGTTTGCTGCGTTTCCCTTGCTTACCTTTAACTCACACCAAAACGACAACCCATCCCAAACTAAATGCACATCGGGAACACCCCCTCCATGCTTGTTCTCAATCCGCGTTGCGAAGCACTTCTTCGGCAGGTTCTGCCTCAATTGCGTCCAGAAGTTCGCCTCCGGTCCCTTGCTCATTGGTCACATCCTTGTATGTCCCTTCGATCTGGAAGGCTTGGGGATACTGCTTCTGTAAGGCAGCAAGTCGGGTGGTAATCTCGTCCCGAGAAAGCTGATCGATGGTGTTGATTGTCTCCCGCCTGTCGATGGTCAAACCACCAAGGGCAGAGCGTATCTTCTCCGCGTTGATCGCAGCCGAAAACTGTCCCGCCTCTTCCGCTCCCGCGCTCAGTTGGTGCAGCCTCTCAAGCTGACCAATGGTGGACACACCGTATCGGCGCTCTCGTTCCTGTCGAAGCTCAGTGATGTATTCCAAAACGTGAGGGTAATCCCGACCATTTAACAGAATGGATGCCTGTTTCGGAGCCACATCGTGTGAGTATCCCGCCTTTCGGGCGCACTCAGCATTGGAATAGATGCCCTCTACAATCTTCTGTGCAAAAGTCATCTGTCTATTTGTGAGCTTGCGCCCGTGTTCTTCTTCGATCTTCTTCTTAATCGACGGCATGAATACTCTCCATGTTTTCAACAACAATACAACAACAGGATCGACCTGTTCAAGGGGGCCGCTGCTGTTTACAAATGTTTACGCCGTTTACACAGTTTCCGCTCCGACTTGTAGACCGACAACACCATGGCGGGTGTCTGCTTGAGAAATTTTAAGGGCTGAAACGTAAACAAGAAGGCCTTATTGTAAACAGGTGTAAACAGTCGGCTCAACTATAGTGTGTTTGTTTACGCTGTTTACAAGATTTACACGAAAACTTTTTCCTTTTGGGCTTTTTTAAAAATATCTAGCAGAAATGTGTATACAGCGTAAACAGCCCCGGAAAATCTTTTCGTTTGACAGCCCTGATCTGTGTTGTTAGTCTACAACCATTCAACATTACGAAAGGACTAGAAATGTTTACTGTAGATTGTATGGAAGATGGCACGATGACCTTGGACTGGGACCCTGCGTCCTACAAGACCAAGGGCGGTGCAGCGAAGGCCTTGTACCGCGCATTGTGCGACTGGTGCCGCAAGGTTGGTATGAACCCTGACTATGAGGTTTCGATCTGGACACCAGCGCAGCGCAAAGCTCATGGTCACGAGGCCAATTGGGCCGTGAGCCTAGAGGCGGGGCCTTATGAGTGGGCTATCTTTGCTTCGATGCAGATACCTAGTGACTGCAAGTGGGGTTATGTTGAGCCTTATTATTCTTTTGATCTGGAGTTTGTATCATGATGAAAACAGTTAAGTTCCAAGTAGTGCGCGAAGAGGTTTGGTATCCTGAGTGCGAGGTTCCTGCTCATTTAGAGGGTGATGAGTTGATAGAGTACATCAGCAACGAGGGCCCTGCTTCGGTGTTCGATGAGATGTGCCACAAGAGTTCGTTGGACACTGACACTTATATTCAAGTCGTGGAGGAAGTGTAATGCCTAATCATTGTTATCAACAAGTGTACCTTCAAGGCCCGACCCATTTGATCCAGCACTTACATGCTGCGCTGTCGAAGTCGGAGCCAGAGTTTTGCAGCACGATTGCGCCTATGCCGTTTGAGTTGTGGTCCAAGGAGACGCAGCCGGATCAGGTGATGCCTGACTGGTATGAGTGGCGTGTTAAGAACTGGGGAACGAAGTGGGATGTCTGCGAGCCAGAGATCGACCATGATGGTCTTGCGTATACGGATGACCAGAAGGTTGCGTGGTTCTCGTTCCGTTGTTGGACGGCTTGGGCTCCCCCTGTTCCAGTGTGGGATCGTCTTCATGCGATGGGCATTGAGGTTTATGCTGATTATCAGGACGAGGGCGGTATGTTTGAGGGTGCGTACAGAGATGGCGAGGAGTCAAACTGGAACATCGTCCATGAAGAGGAGGCGGTGTGATGAGTGATTATGCTTATGATGAGGGATACCGAGCAGGAATGCAGAAGATGCGTGAGGTAGGGCAACGCCGCATCGAGGAACTGGAAGCCAAGCTGGCGAAGGCAATGCAAGTTGTAGAAATGCAAGCGGTCTTGGGTAAGGGAGAGAGTAAATGACTGATCGTGAGATTGAAGACATGTTGGACGAGATATTTCGCAAAGTGTTAGGGGAGCGTTGGTGATGGATGATGATCGTGTTGACATGGTTTATGTGATCCATCGTTTGGAGGACATAGTTTCGGGGACCAATCAGAAAGACGAGACGGTTTTGCGTCAGGTTGAGGAGTTAAAGCGCGAGTTGATTTATAACTTGGGCGTCAATCAATTAAGGAGGAAGGATCGTGGGTAAAATGAAAGAGGAGTTCATGCGGCTGCAAGAGACGCCGATCATGGACGAGTGTGCCGAGTGCCATGGTGAGGGGGCCGTTGAGGTTGAGGTTGCGATGCCTCACAATGCGGGTCGTGACATTGGTGAGTTGTATTGTGAGTTGGAGACTTGCGATGCTTGTGGCGGCGGCGGCGAGGTTGAGCGGCTGTGTGGTTGCGGCGAGTGGGTTACGCTGATCATGGGCGAGGACGCTACTGTATGTGAGGAGTGTGCAAATGAAACTGTTTAGAAAAATATTAGAATTTTGGAGGGGTTTGTTCTCTTCGAAAGTACAAAACAAAGTAAAGAAGATCGTCAGAAAAAGAAAAGACAAGGAACATTTCGGAACACATTACTACCTGAGTGATTTGCTGGATGTGATGCCCCGTGCTTTTCTGGGTTTAAATATGTTGCAGAAGACTGAGCCTGAGATCCACAAACTGTTTTCCAAAACGGGTTGTGCCATTGTGTCTAAGGACATGCGGATGTCTACAACAAAAACGGGGTACATTGATTTCAAGAACGCCCCTTCTTTTGGGTGTGCTCACTTGGTGGGCGAAGTACATGACGATGATTACGAGGGTGCGTGTCCGATCATTTGTTACTTTAATAAGATAAAGAGGCCCTTCAACGTGCAGCCCAGCAATGACACGATCTATGAGTTTGGTGTCGTGTATGACACTGGGCATCTGGCGGGGTTTCCCCCCGCCATGTTGGATAAAGTTTATATGAGCGTGGACGAAGAGGGTGCTCTAAAGGCTCTGAAGACGTGTCGTCCTACTTGGATGCGTGTTGGCAAATCGTATTTCTCAAGGATGACTTGGAAATATCCAGAGCTACTGGAGCGGTATGCAGAGCAGTGGGGCGACACTGACATTGAAGGGGTTGCGTCTTGGTGGTTTAATATAATTAGTCACCTTGCCATGTCTACTGAGAGTGGTTTGACCGTGCGTGTAAAGAAGAAGAAAAGCGTTATCTCTTTTGCCATTGATATGGAGCGGACCCCATACTTTTTCTCGGACAGGGAGAAGGTTGTAACATCAAAGGGTCAGACCAAGAAGATTTTCCATATTGTTCGAGGGCACATGCGCAAGATGTCGGACGGCACAGAAAAGCATATCAAGTCTCATTTCAGAGGGCTGCGTAAGTTCGTTTGGAACGGGTACGATGTGTCGATATCTTTGACAGGCAAGCATCACAATTCAATATTCTCATACACAGGAGACATAGAGTTGGCGGCTAATGCCGAGGAGCAAGAGGCACGAATCAAGAGTGGACGTTATGTGAACAGCGAAACTCTAGGAAAAAGGATAGATGAATACTATGCTTAAAACATATGAGGTAACCTGCGAGGGTGTGATCCAGCGCATGGTTTTGGTTGAGGCACACAATGTTGTCGAGGCCTCGCACTTGGGGCGGCAGGAGTTCGCTGCTCTGATCGGCGCGGAGGTAGAGGGGGTTGGTGTGGTGGACATCTACACCGAGCCTGTAACATTCAAGGAGATTGAGAAATGAACTTACTGAAAAAGATATGGGATAACATCAAGAAGAATGCGCAGTCTAATCAACTCACGCGGAGGCAAGAGGTCTTTCAGGAGTTGGCCCGAGGACCGGGGACCGCGCGTCAGTTATCGGATCGCATGGGTTTACGTCTTACGATTGTTCGGACGTATTTAAGCACGTTGCACAAGCAGGGTTTGGTCCGAGCTACGGGCGACATGGTTGGTAAGGAGCAGGTCTGGAGGGTAAACGAGTGATCGAGGAGCAGGTACTATCACCCGCAGACGAAGCGATCTTGAAGTATTTGCGCGATGAAGTGGACCGCAAGGCCGAGCGCCAATACCGCAGGGATGCAGGGCCGAATGCCCGTAACGAGTATTGGTACGCAGCGGAGGATCTTAAAAAGTTTGTGAGTAAACTACGTCAGGAAGGAAAGAACATATGACTGGGATTTTAACGAGACGCGAGAAGTATGAAGATTTATACCGCGAGATGTGGCTCAAGCAGTTGAAGATTGACAGGGTTGGGAATCCGATGGCTCGGGAGCCCACGCCTCAACAGAAGAACGGAGCGAGGACTGGGAAGTTTGGAAAGATGGGCGGTCGCAAGTTGAAGTTGACTCGGGATGCTGAGATCATCAATCGGATGTTGAAGCAGGGCATGATGCTAAAAGACATTGCGGACATCATGGGGGTTACAATGGGTGTTGTGGCTGCAACCAAGCAGCGGTTTGATTTGCCCAGGGCCGAGGAGCAAGAAGATCCAGAGGGTATATAGGTATCGTGGGGACGCCAGATTAATGGTAAAAGAATGTGGCGCATTCGGTACCGCATCGTCCGGACTAGCACCGCCAATAAACAACAGTTGCAACGTCCCCTGTAGGAGTAAGTAAATGGACCCGAGACTGGATTCAATAAAAGAATTATTAACTGATGCACAAAAAGAACTTGACGAAATCGAATGGGACGATGCCCGAGACCCAAGGATCGAGGGCATACTACGGCAGATTCGTCACTACGAAGACAAACTTAACGAAGGAGAAATCTATGAGCCAAATTTTTGATATTAATTCGACCCGCCGACAGCAGGTACTTGTTGAGTACTTGACGGCTACTGGTAGTGCGTTTGCTGTTACTCCACAAGGAGAGCGGGTATTCATGAACAAATGTCTGGTTGACACGATGGGTGTGCTAGCTGGGGACATTTACGATGCGTTCTTGCTGCCGAATTACCCAGACAAGCAGGCATCGATCCCTTGGAGGGCGATGCGTGTCGAGCCGACCGACATGAAGTTGGACATAAAGCCTGTTGTTGCGGATTCGATCCCCAATGCGATTGCAGATCTAATGGAGGAGGTCGATGAGGATGGCGCGTGGTTGCCGATAGACATAGCGGAGGGCGTTGATCTGGATGTGAAGCAGGTTGAAGAAGCGTTGGCCGGGAACCCAGAGATGTTTGACCCGGTGCAAGCGTACATGTTGCGGTTCAAGGACAAGTAATGTATAAGCAAGCGACAACGAAGGAGCAACCAATGGTCAAGAAGATTGAAAAAGAGGAACGTAAGTTCTGCAACGTGGCCCTCTTGCCGGAGG